TATCCATCCACTTACCAAGTAATCCTGATACTCGGGTGAATAGGGATCGACCTAATCGGTATGGCGCTGGGCTTTGGAAGTCCACACCCTGCTGGCCAAGTGTGCCAGTGCGTGTGATCCAAATGTCTGATGCGATTGCAAGACATGCCTCATGTACTTCTGGGATCGTGTCGTAATCAATGTACTGCGTGGCGCTTACTGTTCCGTAAGGAATCACACCATGCTTTGGGTAATCCGAACCTGTGCCAGCAAATGACATTGTGTATTCGCTGACTTCTGTAATGGTTTTAGTTCCATTAAAGTTTGTGCCACTGTTAGCGATAACTACTGACTGGCCAACATAAACATCATGTGGGCGATCCGTTGTAATTTTGTTTACAAGGTTTGTTCGCTCATGCGCTACTACTGCCCATTGGTTTTTGGTAAGTAAAGATAAAAGAATGTTTTCAGCTGCATCGGCTACTTCCTGCACAACTGAATCTGCATAGATGTCACCAATACCAAGTACGGCTTTTAGCTCGCTAATAGTAATTAGTGCCATCTCAAATCCTTATCTAATGAAGTGTGTGTGGGGGACACAGGGCCGCATCCCCCACACTTCTGACTAACTCTGACTAGGTCAGGTTAAAGCGGCGTACGCCACCGGCAACGATTGTCTTTACAGCCAAGTAGCCATAAAGCATTGTTTCAATCTCACCAGTAGTTACGACATTTGTTGATAGTTGCAGTACTGGGCTTTCGTAGATTGCAACGGATGATGGAACAACAATGAATGCTGATTCATCAATGTTGGTTGAAACAGCCTTGTTGGATACATACAGATCAAGACCCATAACATTTCCGCGTAGTGACTGTGTACCAACTGCACCGGCAGCGTTTTGTGGCTGTGATGCACTAAAGATTGGTCGCTTGGATGAATCCTGAGCGCCAATTAGCAGACCCCATTGGGATGTGCCAGCGATGTAGCGTGTGGCTAATTCGCCAGTTGCAAGGTAAGCAGCTGGAGTTTCAGTCTTAACAAAAGACACAATGCCATCTACATCAGCTGCGGTTGCAGTTGCCTGTGTTCCACCTGCTGTTAATTCTGCAATGACTGCAGCTTCGGTTGCCTGAGCATAAACTCTCCGCATATTCTCGAGCATTTGGGCATAAAAGCTCGGATCTGCGCGGTCAAAGAGCTCGACAGAATAACGCTGTAGTCCCTTGTAAGCCTTAACAGTTGCATCTACATATGCAGACACAATGCCGGTCTCAGACGGTGCAGCACCTTCTGCTGTTTCTGCAACGCTGCCTGAAGTTGTGATCTTTGGAATCGAAACTGTCATGCCTGCGTTTGGAAGTGAGCGTGTGCCGATTGCATCAATCGCGCCACGAGCGCCAATCTGTGTATCTACTACCTGTGATACATACTGGATCGGCTTGAATGCTGGGTTGGTTGTAAAGGAATCGTCAGCTGCATTTACATGCTTTGCATCCTCTGCCTTTGCGTGTGCAATCCATTCGGCACTTTCGTGACTTCCGCGTTGAGCCTTGATTGAATGCTCTAGGAAATGTGCTTGGGTCTTGATTGGTGATCGCGGCTTGGTGTAAGCCACTGGTGCAGCAGCGTGAACAACAGCGGCTGCTGTTACTTCATCTGCAACTGGTGTTGTTACTTCGTCCACTGTTGTCTCCTGTGGTTCATCCTCGGCAGGGGTTTCTGCTTCGGTGGTTTGGTCCTCAGGATCGCAAGCTGCGACCTGAGAAATCTGTGCATCCTTGAATGCTGGGTTAGTTACATGTGCAACGGCTTCGAGCTTTGCAGATGATACGACCATGACACCCTTTTCGATGGTGTACTCATTCACATTGGCTTCAATGCTAAATGCCGGGCGCAATCCCTCTGATGCTTCTACAAGTGCATCATTGCCAGCGCCAGTAGGTGCAATCTTGAATGCCATTGAAATGCCTGCTGGGCTTACTTCTAAAGAATCTCCGATGCCGCGACCCAATGGGCGTGTGCGGTCATGTTCCATGTTTAACACAATTTCACTTGGGTCAATGTCGCCAAATGCGCCAAACTCAAAGCGCACTGGGCCTGCTGATGTATTTCCGCTTTTGCCAAACGGCACTACCAAACCTCTAATGGTTCTGGTCTCAACTGATGCGGCCAATACTTGACCCTCAAAACTAAGTTGCATTTGCTTCATTTCCTCTCGGGGCTAATTCCATTTCCTCACGCGCTTCATCAACGCTGATAATTCCAGCGGCAATCATTCTTTCTAGTACTTCAATTTGCTCTAGTGGGTTGCCACGCAAGTAATCGTCTAGATCAAACTTCACGATGCTTCCACGCGGTGTTAGATCATTCATTGATAGTCGCTCAGATATACAAGCCATGTAAGGCTTTAAACTAAAGTCCACAAGGCTTCTACGCTCTTGACTTACATTTGAGTAAGTAGCGCTGGCGCTTTCGGCGTTGATGTACCATGCCGGGATGTTGCATAGTCGCGCAATTTCTGCAGCTGTGTTCAAGCGTGATTCAGTAAGTTGCATTTGTCCGGCATCATAGCCAAATGTGGTTACATCCAAAGGCCCTGACAAGTAAGCGGTTGAGCGTTGTTGTCTAGCTAGTTTCCATTGAGCCAGTAAACTTGAAACCTGCTCTGGCGGTAGATCCACGCCAGTATTCTTGATTACCATTGTTGGATTAGGTTCGGCAGCCATTCGGCTTACTGCCATTTCAAGTTCTAATGCGGTTCTAATAGTTCGGCCACCACGATTGAGCAAGCCCTCATCTACACCACTAAACATAATCAATGAGCCAACGCCATAGGCAGGTAATAAGTTTCCGTCTAGATAAAACCCGTTTAGAATCTCGTCAGTTTGTAGATCAGTAGTAAAAGTAACCCGGGTTGGATCAATGCGCCGACATGCAATCGGTCTGCCATCCTCTGGGCTAACTTCCAAGACTAACCAGAACGCATGTCCCTTAAATAACAAATCCTCTACGGTCCAACACATGGTGATAACTCGTGGCAAGGCTGGATCAGGTTGCTTAAGTAGTGGGCGGCCCTCAATCCTTGCGCCAGTTATTTCATTGTAAGAATGTAATCCCAGTTCGCCAATAGTTCCACAGATTATGTTTCTAGCTCTGGCTACAGCTGGTACTTGCATGGCATCGCCGCGGTTAATACCAAAAGATTGAAATGGGCTAAAATTGTCTTGGTAGTAAGGTATTGCCAAATTGGCTTTTGCTTTTACATCTGATTTTTCTGGTGTCGTACCCAGTAAGAAATCAATAAATCCCATAACTCATTATCTCATAATTGTCCGACATTCAAGCACATTAACGGCGTGTCGAAATGTGTGGGCTAGTGATAGGAGTGACTAGCCCACACATTTAAGGTACTGCCAAGTAGACCCTAACTGCTAATGATAGTCACAGTCTGTTGTGGCGCACAAGCATGACCCGCCGCCATGACTAAAGCAACTGCAGCTGTAATTGGTACTTGTGCAGCTCTGCGAGCAATGCGCCAGCCACCATCTGATGCTGGCCGTCTAGCACATGACACTAAGTGTTGATGCATTGTTTCTTGTCCGGGATGAATGAATCTGCCAGACTGCATAGCGTTTAATGTTTGATCGCAACTTATAGCAAATGCAGCTGATGCCCATGGTGTCGGTTCAGTTTGCACACCAGCTTGTGCAAGCCTTGGTGCTATGTAACCTGATGTATTTGGATCATAAGCAAATACACGCGGCCTGTATCTACGAGCCAACTGTGCAATTTCACCTGTAAGTTCGAGGTCATTTATTCCACCCTCTTTTTTCCATTCATGTAGGAATACTGCAAGGCCTTCTGGTCGCTCTTGGATAGTAACTAGACAAGCCAACTCACGACTAAACGAAAGATCTAATGCCATCCATGTAGGTAGTCCATCCTCTAGGCTTACATCTTTTTCGCCCTCATTCCACATGTTTAATGGGAATGGATTTTCGATTGCATCAATCCACATACAAAGTGATTCAGTTTTGAAAGCATCTTTTGTATCAAAGACTGATGCATCTCTGATGTTTTCTTTTGTAATTGTGTAACCCATTGCAGGGTTAGCCATTGCCCAAGCCTTTTCATCGTTTACATCTGATCCGGGCGGTGCGCTGTATTCGTAGTAACCCATTCTTGGGGACTCAAAAGTTAAGGCTCTACGCCTTTGTTCATTTAAGACAGTGCTGTTTAGATCGCCAGCATTTGATGTCCAAAATACTTGAGCATTTGGTCGCGCTCTAGTGATCGGAGTTACGGCTGCCCAAGTGGCTGCATCAATTTCTCGCAGCTCATCAACATAGAGCAGGTCGGCTGTAGATCCGCGTGGACCCTCACTGGTCGCAGCTCTAATTGCGTATTTGCGTAATCTCTCGCATTTAGTGTTACAAGATTTTGGGTAGTGATGGCAATACACCTCAATTTCCTCTTGGCCGTTAGTCCGGGAGACTCGCTTGATCCGTTTACGCATCCAGTCAAGGCTCTCAGCCATGTCCACAGTTTGCTTGAAAGTATCTAATGACAGTTGGCGTGTCTGTGACATGGCAATAGTGCTTTTCTCTCCAAAGATGTACAAGCCTGCAAGGATACGCATACGCATCATGTGAGTCTTGCCATTCTGGCGAGCCACTAACACACCTACTTGGGATCTCGCCCATGTGCCATTCTTATTAAGTTTTAATGCGTCATCTAGGACATGTGATTGCCAAGGCAGTAAAGGTACACCCAGTTCATCCGCTAGCTGGCTTACTAACGGGCCTGCGCTGGGTAGTTTTAGCGGTGGGCTTTGGATTCTTGGTTTTGACAAGCCGTAGGAAATCTCCAACATAGGCAGTCCCATCATGTTCCTGTTCTTTTTTACTGGCAGTCCGGGTTTCCACAGTTAGGTGTAATTGCTGTAGGACACTTAGAAACTTACCAGATAGTGCGGTTATGTCTTTTAGGTCAGCGCCCAAGTCAAAGCTTGTATCTAGTGCCTTGGCCATGCGCCGGGCGAGAGTTATCGCAGCTACATCACTGGGACTGATCCAACTGGCTACCGACAATGCAGAATTGAGCGATAGGTAAATGTCCATTGGTTTATCCTCTGGCGGTTCAGTTTTCTTTTGGGTCATGACTTAGGCCTTTCGGTTGTGGGTGGGTCAAATCTGGCCATTTGGGGAGAGATTCCTGCAAGGGAGTCTGTGGGTGGCACACGCCCAGAAAAAACGCCCCTATGGCTTTGTGAGGGCCTTACACGCACTGTATTGAATGCAGCAGTCTTAGCCATGTGACAGGGCTTGCACAATGGCTGCACATTGTCGATGGTATTAGAGCCACCAATGGCTACTTCAATGATGTGATCTACCTCGGTTGCCCGGTCTCCGCAGTACATGCATGTCTTACCCCATACGCGAAAGCAAGCCTCACGCAATTTACGCCATTCTGTGGTTGTTCCCCTGTTATGGGCTTTACTCATTAAGCAACCAATACATCAACAGGTCCTACACATGATGGGCTGTACTTAATAGCCGCACCTACAGCTTCTCTAATGCGCCAATGTGGATCATCAGTATGTCTTGTTGTGTGTAATGAACCCATGGCGTATGGAAAGCCTGAGCCTGTAGCAATCATGTTGTATTCACCTACTGACCAATCAATAGTTGAGATCTCAAACAATCTGCCAGCAACACCTACCAATAGATCTGCCCCATTGTCATCAGTGCTTATGTCTATCTTGAACTCATCAGCAGCTCTTTGTAATGCGCCACAGAATTGTATCCGCATCCATGCTTCAAGGTTTGTAGTGTTTATGTCCGGGTAT